TTCAAATAATTATGGTATTAGTTGGATCGTGGCAACTAATCAGTTGAATTATCCTGTGATTGCGATTATGGGTCAGGATTATTACACAAATGTGGGTGATGCTGAGGCGGTGACTTGGGATTCTATGGACTTGACTGATTTGCCGGTGGTTGAGTTGCGGGTGTTGTATAAGGTTATTTATCGACAGTTTGGTTCGAACACTCCGGGCGCTTATTTTGTTGAGGTTGATGATTATCGTAGGGCGTTGTCGTCTGCTACGAGCACGGCTGCGGCTGTGGTGGATCATGGTAATTTGACTGGTTTGGGTGATGATGATCATACGCAGTATTTGTTGGTTGATGGTTCTCGGGCTGCTGATGAGTTGACGGTTACTGGTGATCTTGTGGTTGATACGGACACGTTGTTTGTGGATGCTTCAACTGATCGTGTCGGTATCGGCACCACGACGCCTGCTACAGCTCTGCATCTTTTTGCAGGTGGCGATACAGTCGATCAGCTTAGGATTTCGTCTACAGGCGGCACGCTTTCAGAGTATGGATTCATTGCCCCTGATGCGTCTACGAACTCAGTAAGGTGGGGCTATTGGACGGGGAGCGGGTTCGGAAACAATCACTTTGAGGGCAATGTTGGCATCGGCACAGGTTCGCCGTCTTACACGCTGGACGTAAATGGCACAGGCAGGTTTACGGGGAACTTGACGTTGGACGGCGACCTGACTGGCACGTCAAACACGAACTTCTTTGTTGGCAACGACTCAAACGAACGCATCTTGTTCCAAGAGTCCAGCAACCAGATTTTCTTCTACGTCAACGGTGCGTACCGTGCGTACTTTACGAGCGGCGGCGACTTCATTCCGTATGCCGACTCAACGTATGACTTGGGAACGTCGTCAGTTCGGTGGGCGCAAACGTATTCTGATTACTTCAGGGGAAGTAACGGTAGTGCAAGTGTGCCAGTGTTTTCGTTTGCTAACGACACGAACAGCGGCGTGTATCGTGTTGGCGCTGACCGTCTTGGGTTTACCACGGGTGGCGCAGCCCGCATGTATATCCAGAACAGTTCGACGGGTTTGAGCGGCAACAGCACCCGTGCCTTCTCGGTGAAGGCCAGCGGAGCGCACGAAATGTACCGCACGTCTACTAGCGCTACAGACGGCATCCTTGCTCTCTACTCTGACAACGGTTCAACTGCCGACCTGCAATGGCTTGTGTACGGCGACGGTGACACCGCCTCCGACACGGGCGTGTACGGCAGCATCTCCGACAACCGTCTGAAGACGAACATCGTTGCGTACAAAGACCCGACCGACGATCTCATGGCGATCAACGTCATCAAGTACGACCTGTCCAAAACCTCAACTGGCATTGACGACAACGGCGACCCGATCATCGTGGATCGGGACGAAGCAACAACGATGACGGGTTGGGATGCCCAGCAGGTCCAGACCGTCAAGCCTGGGTTTGTGAAGCTAGATGCTGAGCGAGGCATTCTGTCGGTGAAGTCGTCGGTGTTTGTTCCGTTGCTGCACCGTGGCTTCCAGGCCCATGAGGAAAAGATTGCGGCGCTTGAGGCTCGTATTGCTGCGCTAGAGGCACAGTAACGCCACGTTTATGGAAACAGGGTTGCTTCCGTAACCAATATGCAATACAATATTGGAAGCAATCAAAGGAGCTACATATGTTTCCCAAAACACTTACCCTTGTCGCAGCGCTACTGCTTTCAGGGTGTGCTGCCGATGACCCGTTAGATATTAATGATCCTGAGCCGCAGGCACTGTCTGTTGTCATGGTTGAAGAAGCTGAAGAGCCTTCACCTACACCACGCCGAGTTGAAGACTATTCGTCTGTAGCGCCCGTCGATTTGACCGCTTTACAGCCAGTTATTGAAGTTGTGCTAGATGAATATGCGTGGGGAAGCGGAGATAACGTAGAAGCCCTACAGGACATCTTGGGGGTCACGGCAGACGGTCAGTACGGTCCTCAAACTCAATCCGTCCATATTGAACTGTTAGAGGGTATGGGTTGGAGTACCGATAACGTTCCTGACGCTCCGGCTGTAAGTTCAGGAGCATCTTCAAACGCAAACCCTACTCCGCAGTGCACTGAATGGTGGGATGTGGCCCGTTCTGCAGGTTGGGCTGAAGAAGACCTGCCGAAACTCGGGCGGATCATGTACAAGGAGTCTACTTGTCGGCCAGGGGCTATTAGCCCTACGAGAGATTATGGTTTGACTCAGATCAACTGGGCCGCACACGGAAGCCGGTTGACTGGTCTTGGTATCACTCGTGAAGATTTGCTTGACCCATACACTAATCTGGTGCAAGCCAAGTACATTGCTGATTCGGCTGCTAGTTGGGCTGGCTGCAAGTGGCAACCTTGGCATATGAGTGGCAGCTGGTGCGGGTAATGTGTTATAATACTTGTGTAGTCTATTTTGGAGTGTGTCATGGCTAGAAAGAAAGCTGTTAAAAAAACTGCGCCTGCTAAACCGGCGCCCCCGGCTTTTCCAGGCCGTGCTTTGCATGAGAACCTGAGATCGGATGTTGTGCGTCCTGTTCAGAACGTTTTGGGTATTAAGGCGGACGGCTGGTATGGTCGAAGGACTCTGGAGGCTGTCGCTGCTTTTCAGTCAAAGAGCGGCCTTCAGTGTACGGGTATTGTAGACAAGATTACTTGGGACACCTTGTTCCGCTGAACAGCTACTAGGGAATAAACGAATAGTGCGATTCTTTTACAAAGCCGAGCTTGACAGAGTAGTTGACGGTGATACCGTTGATCTAATTATTGACTTGGGTTTTGACGTTTTCCACAAAGTAAGAGTTCGGCTGCACGGGGTCAACGCTCCCGAATCTAGAACCAGAGATCTAGAAGAAAAAGCGCTAGGACTAGCAGCTAAAGACTATGTGTCGAACTGGCTGAGCGAAAGCGACGAAATCTATATCCGCACGATGAAAGACGGTAGCGGAAAGTATGGTCGCATTTTAGGGTATATTTACAACGACGAAGATATGACTAGTTGTCTGAATGCTGACATCATTTCAAATGGCCACGGCGTCGAATATTTTGGCGGCAAACGGTAGCCTTGACAGTCGATTATAACCACTATAGAATAGCGACATGGATAAGAAGACAGTAACTGAAGCGGTTAGCAACCAGATCCGTAAGCAAGGATCTGATGATGTTACCCGTGCTTTAGATTTGCTGATTAATAAGAACGGCGTGTTCAGGACCGATGAGAAATGGGTCCATACTGCTTTGCGTCCGCTTATTGATCGTGGCTACGTTAATCGTGATGGCGCAACACTTACGATCGGTAGAGACTTTGAGAGTCTCCTGATTAGCCTTGCTGACGCAGATCTGGGAACCTCTAAGCTACTCAGCGGGTACCGCAGGTTTGTTGCTTCAAAGGTTGAAGAATATGATGTGACCGAGTTTACGGTGCTTGAGAAGATGAGTGCTATCCCGACCACTGATGAGAAGATTATCTACCTGACTAGTGTTCTTGCTGACACGTTTGCTAAGCTTGATGTTGCTTTGGAGAAGACAGCGTTTCTTGAGGGTAAGTTGGCCGAGATGGACATTTCTTTGTCCGTTATGGAGTCTGTGACTTTCGATGAGGATTCTGACAGTTAATGCGAGAGTGCTTGTTACCGTGCTAGAGAACCCTAATCTTACACAGCAACAGATTGCTGACAAAGTAGGAATTAGATATCAGCATGTTTGGCGGGCACTAGATCGACTTGTTCAAGAAGGCATATTGGAAAAAGAAAGAAAGAACCGGAGAACGTTTTTTTCTGCGGGAAGCAAATTTTACGAACTAGACGACATTAAACGACTGAGAGCTTGCCTTTCACAAGTAGATGCGTTAAACTGAAAGCAGTGATTCAAATGGCAAAAATCTTATACTACGATATCGAGACCGCACCGAACCTCAGTATGGTGTGGGGACAGTACGAGCAGAACGTGATTGCGCACGAGCGGGAATGGTATATGCTTTGTGTTTCGTACCGTTGGGAGCATGAGAACAAGACACATGTGACTTCTCTTGTTGACTTCCCTTCCTTCTACAAGAAGGATCCAGAAAACGATTTCCCTGTCGTTAAGAAGCTGTGGGAACTGTTTGACGAAGCTGATATTGTGATCGCACACAACGGCGATAGGTTCGATATGCGTAAGGCTAACGCTCGTTTTGTTGCCCACGGCTTAGGTCCGGCTTCTCCTGTTAAGTCTGTAGATACTTTGAAGGCCGCTCGTAGGTACTTTATGTTCAACAGTAACAAGCTGGATCATCTGGGCGATCATCTAGGTGTTGGTCGTAAGGTTTCTACGGGAGGGTTTGAAACTTGGGCAGGCTGTATGCGTGGCGACATGAAGTATTGGAAGTTGATGATTAAGTACGCTAAGCAGGATGTTGATTTGCTCCGCAAAGTTTACATGAAGTTGCGTCCTTGGATGACGAACCACCCGAACCTTAACGTGTATGATGGTGGACATAACTGCCCGACTTGTGGCTCTAGCAAGCTACAAAAGCGAGGTGTACGTTACACCCAGGTCGCTACGTATCAGCAGTGGCAGTGCAACGACTGCAAGTCGTACAGTAGAACCCGAGTTTCTGAACAGGTCGAACGTCCCTCAATCGTCCCGTAATAATATGACACTTGAAGAAGATCTTTACGAGTCCGTGCCCGATAGGCTGTATTATGATCGTAGCTACACGACATGGTACGCCTGCTACGACAGTGACCTGTGTGTACTGACAAACAGTACGGGTACTTTAGAATCGTTCTGCTATTCGTCTAAGAGCGAGTACAGAGACGTGCGGAGGACAATTGTAGAAGAATACGACCTTAAGCAGGTGAAGCAAACATATGTTGAAGATGACTGAAACTGAAGGACTTTCTTTCGAAGATGTCCTTATTGTTCCTCGGTATTCGGAAGTTCGTAGCCGGTCAGACGTAGATTTGTCTACTCGTTTAGGCCATGTTGATATGCGGATTCCTATAATCGCTGCCAACATGGATACTGTTTGCGGGCATGAAATGGCTGGAGCTTTGGATCGTTTGGGAGGTTTCGGTGTAATTCACCGCAACATCCCTCTGAAGACTATGGATCCGCTAGCGTCCCGATTTGGTTGTGTGGCAGGTAGAACTAACCGCACTGCTGTAGCGTTTGGCGTCAACGACGACCTTGATACGGTAATTAGAGAGGTCAACAATTGGCGAACTAAGATCGTTGTCCTAGATATTGCCCACGGCCACAGCGCTCACGCATTGGACGCTATCCACTACATTAAGGATCAGTTTGATCACGAAGTGACGATTGTCGGTGGTAATGTTGCTACCGGTCAGGGTGTTGCTGACTTTGCTGAAGCTGGTGCTAATGTCGTTAAGGTCGGTATCGGTCCGGGCGGTGCTTGCTCGACCAGGGTTGTAACAGGTGTTGGCGTTCCGCAGCTAACTGCTATTGCTGATTGTGCTGAAGCCGCCGACGCCTATGATGTGCAGATTATTGCTGATGGCGGTATTAAGACTCCAGGCGACGCTGCTAAGGCGCTCGGTGCTGGAGCGGATGCCGTCATGATTGGCAACATGTTTGCAGGCACCGACGAGGCCCCAGGCGAGATCATGGAAGTTGACGGCAAGAAGGTAAAGGCTTACCGTGGTATGGCTTCAACAGCCGCAGGCTCTGACTACCCCGAGGGCGTGTCAGGCTACGTTGACTACAAGGGCAGCGTTGAATCCATCGTTGAAGGGTTGGAGCGAGGCATTAAGTCTACTTGCAGCTATGTGGGAGCGAAGAACATTCTTGAGCTTCATAACAACGCTACGTTTATGAAAGTTTCCAACGCCTCCTTGCGTGAGTCCGCTCCGCACGATATGATTGTGGCATGAGTGAAGACACCTCCCTTACTTTGTTTGATGACTGGCTGCATGAGACGTATGTAGCTGATACATCTATCGGTAACGTCACGCTGGTAAGGTCTGACGACGATTTCGCTAATTTCAGAGACTGGCTGTTCAGTAAGCAGCGTCCTCTTGCATACGACATTGAGGCCACGGGCCTTGATATTTTCTCCACAACTTGGGAGATTAAGAGTATTCAGTGGGGAGATCAGGATGAAGCGTTTGTGTTTATTTGGAAAGAGCCGTGGTTTCAGCGATCTATTGATATCGTGATGAACGAGACCGATTGTAGGCTTCTGGCCCATAACGCCGTTTTCGATGCGTTGGGACTGGATCGCCACGATCACGTTGACGCTATCGAACTTTTAGATAGAACTTACGATACAAAGATTTTGTCGCATTTGGCTGATCCTCGTAGCCGAGTTGAGGGCGGGGTAGGTCACGGTTTGAAGAACCTTGCAGCGCATCATGTTGACAAGAGTGCTCCTGATTCGGATCAGGCTCTTAAGGATTTGTTTAAGCAGCAGAAGTGGTCTGTTAAGGAAGGTTGGCGAAACATTCCTGCAGCACATCCGACGCTGGTTCACTATGCGGGCACGGACGTTATTTTGACGGCTCGTTTGTTTCCTCATTTGCGTAAGGAGATCAAACGTCAAACTATGGACCATTTGGTCAGGTATGAGCATCAGATTCTGAAGCTTGTGGCCGACATGGAGCGTCGGGGCCTGCGTATTGACGTCGGCTATGCCGAGCAGCTTGTTGAGCAAATGAATGCTGAAGAGCAGGCCCATATTGATGTCGTTCGTTCGTTTGGGGTCGAAAACCATAACGCTACGAAAGATGTAGCTGAGGCTTTGACTAAGCTGGGGGTGCGGCTTACCGAAACTACTGCTTCGGGCGGGCTGAAGGTCGATAAGATGGTTTTGCAGTCTGTTATTGACGATGAGGACTCTGGTATGGCTGGAGAGCTTGCCCGTGCAGTTATGGCTGCTAAGAACAGTGCTAAATGGCGAGATAGTTACGTAATCGCTTCTCTTGCCAGTATGGACAGCAATTTGAGAGTCCATCCAAAAATGAACAGCTTGCAGGCACGGACAGGCAGAATGTCTTTGACTGACCCTCCGTTGCAGCAGCTACCGTCTAGCGGTGATGTTATACGTCGAATGTTCCTCGCAGAAGAAGGATGCCGGATGGCTTCTATCGACTTCTCTGGAGTTGAGCTAAGAGTTTTAGCTGCGCTTTCCCAAGACCCTGTTATGTTGCAGGTGTTCAAAGAAGGTGGCGATCTGCACCAAACCACCGCTGACAACACGGGAGTTACCAGAAAGATCGCTAAAACAGTTAACTTCGGTAAGGTTTACGGGGCAGGTCCCCAGACACTTTCTAGACAATCAGGGCTTTCAGTTGAAGAAGCCCAGAAAGTGTGCGACTTGTTCGACAGTACCTATCAGGGCGTGACCCGCTATGCACACCAGCTAGCTCATCCTGTTAAAACCGGCAAACGCAACTATGTTATTACACACACGGGCAGGAAGCTTCCTGTAGACGCTGAGAGGCCCTACGCTGCCCTCAACTACTGCATTCAGTCCACGGCCCGAGATGTTCTTGGTAGAGCCATGGTGAAGCTGTACGAGGCCGGTTATTGGGACTATGCTTTGCTTCCTATCCACGATGAGATCTTGTTTAGTTTCCCTGAGGAAACAGCTGTGGAGATGTGCAGGGAAGCTGGTGTAATTATGGAGATGATCCTCAAAGATGTACACATTTCTACTGAGCCTGATCTTGGAGGAGAGTCATGGGGCACACTATATACAGAAGGCGAACATGAAGTGATTGAGTTGACTGACGACGACCGCAAGAAGTATGGTGACGAGACTTTACGGAAGGCACTTTTTGAGTCACCGACTTACGAGTTTTAGGCTCGTATTACTTACAAAACCGGCGACTTACTAGCATTTCTTCAAAATTATTCGCAAAACTTGGCGATGTGGGGTTGTGTCCCCGTTTGATCGGTGCTAAAGTCTCCGACATCTTCCGCAAAGCGCAGAAGATACCGTATATCCCAGATGAAAGGCAGCTATATGGCTGGATACACTCTCAGTTCAAAGCACAAGATTCTTACCCGTGAAGAAGAAATTGTGTTGGGGCGGGCAATTCAAGAAGGACTAGAAGCCGACCGGATTCTCAACGAATCCCACATCGAAGGCATCAGCATTGATCCCATGGAGAGGCGACGACTCAACGCAGCCGTTCGGGAAGGTAAGCGCTCCAAGGACACGTTCGTTTCACACAACTTGCGGCTAGCGATGGACACTGCAGCCAAGTACGCACGTTCACAGTCCCGCATGGAGTACGAAGATCTCATTCAGGAGGCCACGATTGGCCTTATGCGTGCGGCAGATAAGTTCGATCCTGAGCGTGGGTTCAAGTTCTCTACATATGCTACGTGGTGGTGCCGACAGGCTTGCCAGCGTGCCATAGCGAACCAGGGCCGTGCTATACGTCTGCCTATGCATGTGGAGGCTGATGTGCGTAAGCTTGCTGCTGTGGTTGAGGAGTTTGAGTCGAGCCGTAGCAGTTTCTCGATGTATGAGATTGCCGATTATCTGGATTGGGAAGACGATTATTTGGATGAGATTTGGGGTCATATGGAGAACACGAAGTTGGAGTCTTTGGATGTTCCGTTGAGCGAGGAGAGCATGGTTTCGCATGCTGACACGTTGGTGAATTCGGATCAGATTGCGGTAGAGGACGCAGGTATTGAGGGCAGTTTCGCTGACGATATCATGCAGGCTTTGTCGATTCTGCCTGACCGGGAGTATGATGTGTTGATTAAGCATCATGGTCTTGCGGGTCAGGGTGCTCCGAAGACGTTGCAGGAGATTGGCGAGTCGATGGGTTTGACTCGTGAGCGTGTCCGGCAGCTAGAGGCTAAGGCTATTGCCCGGTTGCGGCATCCTTCTTCTGGGATTGCTTGGGCGTTTAGTCAAGAAAACGACGACTGAGGTTCCTGAAGATAACTAACACTTACCTTTGTTCTTGCCCCGGTAGGTATCAGTTTGAGCGTGGCAGTTTGGGCACAGGATAGTTAGGTTTTCTAGCCGGTTGTCCGTGTTGACACCGTTGATGTGTTCTAATTCGGTAGGGATTGGTTGCCCGTTCCATTCTGCCCGCTCACACTGATAGCACTTCTGCTGGAAAACTTCTTCAGCGAAAAGGCGATTCTTGAGATGATTAGTGTTGGTGTAACTGGAGTGTTTGACTAGAATTTCTTCCAGTGGTCTTTTTGGTGCCCATGTGTGGGTTTTACCTTTAAGGTGCCCTTGCCCTGTGAAATGCTCAATATCAATACCAAACGACTTGATATGGCTCTTGATGCTTTTGTAGTTGCCGCCAGTAGGTTGCAGGTTGAGTTCTTTAAGCACATTACGGATAGACATGCTACATTCGCAAGCATCCCGTAATTGTTGTTCTGTCCAAGTTCTAATTTTTGGCACCGTTTCTCCTTGACTTTGTTTGGGGACCTATGTTATACTCTAGCAAACGGCAAACACATTAGCCGCAACTCTCGCCCCCGTATTCCAATTGGCAGAGAAAGGGCGCTTAAAACGCCTACAGTGTGGGTTCGAGTCCCACCGGGGGTACTATGAACATATTTGTTGTTGAAACTGATCCGGTAGAAGCAGCGCAGGCTCTGTGTGATAAGCATGTGCCGAAGATGACTGTTGAGAGCGTTCAGATGTTGGTGTCTGCTCTTCGTAGACATGGTGCTACGGACGACGATGTGCCTTTGACTGCTAAGGGTACGCCGCATCGTGGCGGGTATGCGAATCATCCGAGTACCCGTTGGGTGGGCGAGTCGATCAGTAACTTTAACTGGCTTTTTGAGCACGCCTATGCGTTGTGTGAAGAGTTCAGTTTCCGGTTCAACAAGGAGCATGCTTGTTTGAAGCAGTTGGACAAGATTGTTGATTCGTCCCATCTTCTCCCTGACGGCGAGTTGACTGATATTGCGTTGGCTGTTGGTGGTGCATTCCACGAACGTCTTGGTTTTAAGCACGCTCCGATTGAGGAAGCCGTTGACATTTATCGTGAGTTTTATATAATAGACAAAGAATCTTTTGCCGTATGGTCAAAAGGACGCCCAGCACCGGCTTGGTGGTAAACTTCCTGAAAGGTTGGAAATGGAAACAAATATTGATCCTAATGCAATTGTAGAAGACCTGCTTGAGCAGATTAAGCAGCTAACGGCTGCTAACACGGTGTTGCGTGTGAACCTGAACACCGCTCAGCGTGCTATTGCTGAACTTCAGGCGCAGGCTGCTTCAGTTGAAGAAGAAACTCCGAAGGAGTCAGGTAAGACTGCCAAGTCGTGAGATAAGTACCCTGCAGCTTCGGTATACTAGAGATAAGTCTTGTAAAGGAGATTTCTATGGCTGCTGGAGCTTATGACATGGTGTGTGAGCAGGGTTCTACGTTTTCTCGCACTCTAACTGTAAAAGATAGTAACGGGGACGCACGTGACCTTAGTTCGTATACTGGCCGAATGCATGTTCGCCGCACTACAGGTTCTTCTACCACGATTATCGAGTTAACTACCGCTAACGGTAGAATTTCAACGAATAGTTCTGGTGAGATCGTGTTGTCTATCTCAGCTACTGACACCGCCGCTTTAACTGACGGGGGTGTTTACGACTTGGAGATTGAGGATAGCGAAGGCAACGTGGAGCGGGTTGTTGAAGGCATCTTTACGCTTGACTTAGAGGTTACACGGTAAGGTAAATTTTATGATTAACGAAGTAGAATGGCATGTTGATGGTCACCGCATTCTACTAAACATTAACAAGACAAATATTGATATTGCTCCCAGTATTTGCCCTCATGGTAACAGCGAAGATGCTCCTTGTTACCACGAGGGCATTTCTGGTTGTATGGTCAACTATTTTATTAACGTGTTTGGTTTAGAGTGCAATATTGGTACGGTTCCTGCTGAGTCAAGTCTTGAGATAGCGTGGGCGACGGTTGAGGATAACAAGTGGGAGATTGACTTGGTTGATTTGTGTGTCATTCCTGTGACTGATCCGTATTTTGTTGATTGGTTTAGTGAAGTTTCTTCAGACTAGTAGTTGTTAGCCTGTTTATTTTTTCGGTAGAATGTATATGAGGGCTTTTTGGAGGTAATGATGGCTTTTGTTATGTCTTACCCATTTAGTATGGATGCGGTTAACGGTCGCTTCAGTACGGTAAGTACGGATACTGACACGTACAAGGGTCAACAGATTTCTGCTTTTCTGAAGTCAAGAAAAAACGAACGAACGCTTATGCCTGAGTTTGGGATTACTGATCCGGCTTTTCATAAATTTGATGCCGCTGCGTTTACTTCAGATTTTTACGATTTCTACCCAAAGTCTATAACCTTGAAAGAAGTTAGTTTGTTGAAAAAGGGTGGAGTTGTTACTGATGCCCGAATTGAGTTTGGTTAGTGAGGTTCAGCCATGTCTTCTTCACCTGATGTAAGTAGCTACGTTGATTTAACTATTAACGATGAAGATCCTGTAGCCATTCTGAATGACATTCTTTCAAGTGCCCGTGGGCTACTGCCGGGTTGGTATCCCGAGGCGGGTCAGATTGAGGTTGTGCTTTCGGAGGCGTTCGCTAATCGTACGGCTCAGCTTGCTGCGACGATCAACCGGCTCCCTTCAGCGACCACTGAAGTTTTGCTTCAACTATTTGGCCTAACCCGAAGTGACGGTACAAAAGCTACTGCTACTATTGACGTAACCATGTTTGCTAGCGATACGTTGTATGCCGGTACGCTATTCATGTACTACGACCGGAACACAGCACGGTCTTACATTTTCAGACTTGATGCTGACTTTACTGGCACCTCGGGATCAGGTTTGGCTGTAACTGCAGAAGCTATCGGTGCTGCGTATAACTCTTCCACCTTAGTAGGTGAGTCTTTAGTATTGTTGACAGCTAACGACAATTTTTCTTCAGCAACATTTGCTACTAACCCGTCTGACGGTGCTGATGCTGAGACAGACAGCGAGTATTTTACGAGAGGTGCCACGTTACTGGCAAGCTACACTTCCGCTTCTACTACAGCTTCGCAGATCAAATATTATGTGTCGGCAAATAAGACGTACGCTAATCGGGTAGAAGTTTTCAATCGGAGACGTTACCGTGACCGTGATACTACTGCTACGGGCTACGGTACCCATGATGGTTATGCTCTTGTGGCTGTTGGCGGTAATGTGAGTACGGCAGCTTCTGCGACGGCGCAGGTCCCTGTTTCGGCTAGCAACTTGTTAGATTTGTATGACTCTCTTACGGCCCGAGTTGCTTCTGGTGTGACGATTGATGTGATGAGCGCTGAGCTTGCTTCGGTTAGTGTTACGGCTACTGTAGTTAAGACTTCAGGTGCGGTTGCTTCGACTGTGAAGACTGCTGTAGAGAATGCGATTAAAGCGCATTTTGATCCGAACCAGTGGGATTGGTCTGCGAACACGGTTCGTCAGAACGAGTTAATTTCGTTGATTGATGGCATTTCTGGCGTGGATTATGTTTCTGCTTTGACGCTTGATGGTCAGACGCTTATTGGTACGGATAACATTGGTTACTACACTGCTTCTGGCGGTACAGCAGCGTCTGCGACTTTGGTGACTTCAGGTGTAACCGACGCAACTTATGCGGTTGGTGAACTTGGCTTCTATTATGTAGACGCTGACGTTGCTACTCCAGTTGTGTATGAATTTGAAAATGCTGAGTCAATCGTGGTTTCAGGCGGGGCTGGTACCGGTGTCTTTGTAGCCAAAGCAAACGGGCTAGGGTACAACGACACTTCAAATAGCGGTAACGTAGATGCCGGTGCAACCTACCAAGGTACAGGAACAGTTGCTGCGGCTCTTGGAACCGCCACGGTATCTTCTGGGGCCATAACCGGTGGCAGTAACGACAGTAACACGTTTACGGTACTAAACGGTACAGGAGCAGTTGATAGTGACCTGACAGTTCGCAACCTTGGTACTTTGCTAACTTACGGCACGTTGAATATTACAGTTTCATAGTTGGAGTTCAGGTATGTCTCATAGGATTATTAACAGCCTATCATCGACTGAAGCTAACTTTGGTACTAGGCAATCAAACGATTACGGTGGGTGGGCGCTCAATTCGGGCACGGCTACGTTAAAATTTATTGCTAACCGTGGCTACTACAACAAATATGTTCCTGGCGATGAGTATGAGTCCACGTATATGGGCAACTCGTTGCAAGTTAAATCGACAACTTCGCAGTCTTCTGTGGTTATCGAATCGCCGTTTGTAGATTCAGTAGGCTCTCGAATTTATTTGATTAGTGTAGCGGTTGCTTCTAATGTCAACTCTGAAGCAACCTTGTCTGTAGATTATTACAGCTCCGAGTCGGATTCTTCCCCGACTGCAAGTTCAGAGTCAAAAACAATTTCTATAGAAGCGTATAGATACGCTAGACTTTACTTAGGTTTTGCGGCTGACCCCGACGCTACTCTGATGAAAGTAAAAATTACTTTTACTGGGCCAAGCGCTGGGAGCTTAGCTTCAGACGATATTATTACCTTGTATGATCCCGTTGTTTGTGAAGATCACTACACCGGTTATGGTAGAATTTCGTACTTGTTTTACACAGACCTGCCTGAGTTTATGCGTCTGGATGACGAGAACATTGCAAGCCTCGTAAAATCTCCACAGGTACCGGTTCCCTTAAAACGGTTTGTTGAATCATTGGCATACCCCGCAGACAATATTGCAGACACAGCCATTAGCTTCCAGTACACCCGTGCTACGGAGGGCACAGAAAGTAAATCTAAGCTGACCGACCCGGACACCGCTGATGCAGCGTATCTATTCTGGCTAGCATCAATTACCGCCACGACATTGCTTTCTGCTTCTTCGGGTTTCACTCCTTGGACAGCTTTAGAAGAATATGATGGTGATGCGGACACTAATCCTGGCGAATGGGAAGATATTGAAACGTTAGCGGACTGGCTTGCACTTCAAAGTTTAGACCCAGAATTTTTCGACACAATTCAAGGTTTCCGTGACCAGATTCGTACAGGGTTTTCGGGCATCAACGCAGGCCGTGCAGATACTATCGTAAGCTACATCCGTACCCTGCTCGACACAACAACACCAGACAATGCTGCTGTTGTTGTAAACAAAAACGCTATGGAAAATCCTTTCCAACTGAGTGTCCTTGTTGACCCCACAGTCGATCCTGACTCAGCAGGTAATTTTATTACTGACGCTCTAAACAGTAGCTTGTCTGCCGGGGCGTTTGCAACCAAAGTTTCTGAAGCAACCAACTCAGGTGATGTGTCTTACGACATGACAAGCCTGCTTTACCCTGCCACGCATTCTAATTCTGCTGCTGGCGGTGTAGACATTTACGGCAAATCTTTTGTTTCGGACGAACGTAACTTTGCTAGACACATTCGACTTAACGAAACGTCTTCAAATACTGTTGTTGAGATTGGTGGCGGCGTGGGCGACTCGCATTACAGCGCCGATTCACAATACTTCTACGGCGATATGTCCGGTTCAACTTACGGGTCGATTACGAGCAGCGATACAGCTACGTTAGATTTAGGTGGCTCGTCTGCAGGATACGATCTCGTTTTTGTTTTAACAGATATTACGTTGCCTTCTGCGGCGGTTGATACTGCTGGCGATGGCGGCAACACTCCTGCTGACTGGTTGTACCGTGAAAAATATCTTTTAGCGTGTGGTACTGACTCAAGCAGTTCGGACAATGACTGGGCTGTGTACTTAGTTTCAGGTCACACTTCTGGTCCTGACACGGACGTTCGGCTTTTGCTTGTTGACGGTTACGAGGCTGTCGGGGCATCGAACTATGCCGTGTCTGACCCGATTGATTTCAACAGCATCGGCGCTACAGGCCAGTACGTGTTGCGTGTTTCCAGATCAGCACTGTCGGCTAGTGACGCTACTGTGTCGTTCTATGCTCAAGGTTCGCTGTATGACGATTGGGAGTCTAACGCTGTTGGTAGTTCTACGTTCACGCCGGGTTCTGCTTCGGCAGGAGCAGGCGCTGGAATCCAAATTTTAGGCCAGCTTAACGCTACAGATGATTGGGCTGACGCTACACCAGTTTCTTGCGGCGTGAAACGTGTGCTTGTGTTTGACGCACCGATTTCGTTTACGGGTTCGTCTGATACTTCGTCTTCTGCTCACGCATATGTGGGCGGTGACGATGTTGATGATTTCGGCATGTATGTTTATTCGCCTACGCTTGATATTGATTTGTCTTCTGTCGATGTTTATGCTGATTCGTTTACGGTAGATGCCAGCGGGGGTGCTTCGGTTACGTTGACGGTTAATCAGGCGTCGTCTAATGATTTGGATGTTTTGGCTATGCGCCAGTTGTCGGGTGCGGACGTTTGGTATTTTGGGGCTGCTGCTTCTGGAGGCGATTCGCTTGCCATTGATGGACTTTCGGCATCTACAGCGTACAGAGTTATTCCGACAGTTGTTGATCCTTCAGATGGTTCTACTTCGACTGCTGCTTTTACTGATTTTACGACAGACGGTTCAGGCGTTCTCACTATTGCGGCGCAGGACGACTATGACGGTGCTTCAGCGCTCTACCAGGGAATAACTGTAACACAAATTGACGTTCAGCCAAGTGGTGGCGGGTCAAGCGTAGCGACATTCCTTCCCGATACGATCGCATCAACAGCGACCACAGGTGCCGACTCTGTTACGCCCGCTAACACGTGGACATTAACCAGAAGCTACCCTGGGTCTTCCAGCACAGCATACGCACCTAGCCAAGTAGTCGATCGTGACATTCTGCATGTCTACGAAGGCTCACCAAGCATGCACAACCCTCCGTCTCTCGAAAGCTACCACCCGTTCTCGGTACTGTTACAGGTGCGGCGTTTCTGGACCAGCGGAACATACGACATTTTCCGTCTCGAAAACGCCACCAACCAAGGTTTGCGTGTCTTCTACGACGACGGAGATATCAAAGCAACGTTTACGGACAACACCAACACCGAAACCGTCACGTGGACCGAAACCCCATCGTTTGGGGACTGGCATTGGTTAGTCGTTCGTAGAGACCCCGCTAACGGCCTAGAACTAATCGTAGATGGTACTTCGGAGTCAACAGCAACAGCAGCGGTTGCCACTACGTTTACAACAGCTACTAACTCTGCCACGTTTGGGCAGGGAGCGGCTAGCGAGTTTAACGCTCGGTTTGGTTTGGCTGAATTCGCATTTTTCGACAGACGTTTGTCTGATATTGAGATTACACTATTGGGAACCGAAATTTCCTAGTAAAATATTGTTACAGGAGGCTGTATTATGGCTGTTTCACAGACAACTCGTTTAGAAATTTATCGCTGGAGTGCGGGTACGGATGCGTTTACTCGTGCGCAAATGGATGCTTCTCATGAGGAGCTGGAGGATCGTGTGGCTGGTTATAGTCAGGCGGCTGCTCGTCCTGCTGCGGCTGCAGCGTATAAGGGCTTTTTCCATTATTCGACTACGGGTCAGCTGTCGTATTGTAATGGTGTGGCGTGGGATGATATTGCGGTAGAGAATGCTACGGATGGTAATATTGGTGAGATTGATGGTACGGCGTCTGCTGGTACGTCTGCGTCTGGTTTGGCTTATGCGGAGCATAAGCATAGTATTGCTGCTAATGCTATTACTAATGGCAATATTGTTTCTTTGGATGCTGGTAAGCTGACTGGTACTTTGAGTGTTGATCGTATTGCTGCGGGAACTATTACGGATGAGAAAATTGTTTCTTTAGATGCTTCTAAGATTGTTGGTTCTGTGTCTGTGAGCACGAGCGGTAATGCTGCTACTGCGACTCGGTTGGAGACTGCCCGGACAATCGGCGGTGTGTCGTTTAATGGTACAGCAAACATTGATCTGCCGGGTGTGAACACGGCTGGTAATCAGGACACGTCGGGCAACGCTGCCACCGCTACAAGTGCTACAAGTGCTACAAGCGCTACGAACGCTACGAACGCTACGAACGTTGATGTCTACGCAGACAATACTAGCACTACGACATACCCTCTGTTTGCTACTGGTACTGGCAACACACGAGCACGAAGAGACACTGGCCTTTCTTACAACGCTAGCTCGAACACTCTGACTACTACCACGTTTGCTGGGGCTTTGAGCGGAAACGCTTCTAGCGCTACTGAGGTTTCGGTACTTTCAGTTAGCACTAATGCTAATCATTACGTCACATTTGCGGATAGTACTTCTGGTACTGACCGTGCCCGCATAGATACTACCTTAACATATAATCCTTCGACTAATGTGTTAGGCGGTGGATCTACTCTGTTTACGGGAGCTTCTCTTTCTGTTTCCAACTTCGTTCAGGCTGGTCTTAGCGTAAGCGCTGGTAACGGTTCAGAGAGCACTCCAGCTTTTCACTTTAGCGGCGATACTGACACAGGCATCTACCGCAGTGCTGCAGACACAATGGAGCTTGTGGCGGGCGGTAACGGTTCGGCTGTAATTACTTCAGGCGGGTTTGCTCTGGACGTTGGCGTCGCTTTCGCTGCTTTTCCTGACACTGGTACAGGTAACGACGCCGAGTGGGTAGCTACCGGCTTCGGTAACTACATCCTGAAGCGGAACTCGTCGCTGCGGGCCGAAAAGGAAAACATCCAAGACCCTGGTGATGAACTTACGGCAGATATGATCGACCAAGTAGAGCCGAAGCTGTGGAACCGTATCCACAGCCCTGGTATTCCTGAGATCGGTCCGATCGCTGAAGACATGGACGCCATTTCGCCGCACCTTGCTGCTCATGGCTTCAACGAGGACGGTACGACCTTCCTGACCGGCATCAACAAGACTTCGTACTTGTCGCTGCTTGTTCTTGTTGTAAAAGACCTTCGTACTCGAATTGCAGCACTCGAAGCTTAATTTAACCTAACCAAAGGGGGGCAGGCGTGTGGTCTGAATTCATGAGCATGACTATCCCTGCCCTTGTCGGTTCAGGGGTAACGTTTACCGGTATCGTTCTTTCAAGCAGAGTCAAAAACAAAAAACTCAACATGGAAGTAGACGCTGCACAGGACTTTGTATGGCTAGATTTAGTTAAGCAAAGTCGTATAGAATATGCTTTACAGCGGAAAGAAAATAATAGACTTCGGTACATTATTCATCATCTGCAGGAAGAAATTGTTAATTTGGAACGGAAAAACAACGAGCTTACTTCTGGAGATCCAGAGTGAGTTCCTGAGAGATACGAGGGCATAATGGCAGAAGACGTACCGTTTAGAGATCGTGACGACGAGGATTCGATTGATGATATTCTCGACATGGTGGCTTCTGCGATGCAGGACACGGAGGAGTGTTCGTCTCAAGAAATTGTCCACAATCTTGTATCTAAAGTTTTTGAGGAGCGTGGCGACGGCGGCGGTGTCCTAGGACACTTCGTGTTTATCGGTGAGATTATTAACGCTGACGGTGAAGCACAGCTTATGGTCGTAACGTCCGACAATCTGCCCGAGTGGGTTAGCCGTGGCATGATTATGACAGCCGACGACTACTTGGCTATTGGCGACATGGGGTTTATGGGAGAATGACAGCAGGAAACTTGACGATCAATTGTACTAGGGGGGCGGCGTTAAGTGTAGACCTGTTAGTGAAAAACCCCGATGAAACGATGTCGGATTTAGCCTACTGGGACTCCCGAATGCATGTCCGTAGGACTGTTGCATCTGACGACACCGTAATTGAGCTAACTACTTCCAATGGTAGGCTTAGCCACGACTCTAGTACTGGTACAATAACATTAAGTCTTTCCAGTGAAGAAACCGGGTCAATTGCTGCCGACACCTACGTCTACGATTTGGAGTTGGTTAGTACTGGTGCCAAAGCTGGGGTCTTGCGATTAGTTAAAGGTAACTTTATAGTAGGGTCCTAAAATGTCTGATTATACGGTATCAATTGAAGAGGCAACAAATACCGTTTCTGTAACAGACGTTATTAATTCGGTTAGTGTTTCTGAGACGGACGGTAATTCGGTTACTGTTGTTGCGGCCACGTTTGTTAACGATGCTGGTGCTGCTTCTAGTCTGTTTTATTCCAACGGGTCGCCTTCTGATTCAACTGGAGCGGAGGGCGATTTTTACGTTGATGTTTCTAACGGTAAGTTGTATGGTCCCAAGGGGGCTAGTTCGTGGGAATCTGATGCTTTACCGTTGATTCCGAAGAGGTATACGCATACTCAATCGGTTGCTTCTAGTAGTTGGACTATTTCTCATACGTTGGATGGTTATCCGTCGGTAACTGTTGTTGATTCTGCAGGGACAGTTGTGATCGGTAAGGTAACATATAATAGTACCAGTAGTGTTACGGTTGACTTTCAAGGTGCGTTTACTGGTTTGGCTTATTTAACTTGATGGAGGAAAAGTGGCCCAAAAATTCTTAACTAATCTGGATTTGAATAAAAATGAGTTGCAGAATGCTAAGGTTCAGAACCTAGCTACTGCTCCTTCGTCCCCTGTTGCGGGTCAGATCTATTTTGATACGGTAGATAGTGAGCTTTACGTTTATGACGGTTCTGCGTGGGTTGGTTTGCAGGAGCAGGGTGACATTACTGCTGTTACTGCCGGTACGAACCTTAACGGTGGCGGGACGACAGGTGCCGTAACTGTCAACCTAGATACGACTATTACCGGTCTTACTTCTGTAACGTCAACTGGCTTTACTGGTGCTCTTACTGGTAATGCGGATACGGCTACTGCTCTTGAGACTGCCCGCACGATTGGTGGCGTTTCGTTTGATGGTTCTGCAAACATTGACCTTCCGGGCGTAAACACTTCAGGCACTCAGGACACGAGCGGCAACGCTGCTACGGCTACCGCTCTGGCAACCGCTCGGACTATTGCTGGCACCTCTTTTGACGGAACCGCAAATATCGACATTGACGCAAATAACCTGACAGGAAATACTCTTAACTCTGGCGTTACCGCTTCTTCTTTGACAAGTGTTGGCACCCTTACGGGTTTGACTGTTTCAGGTCTTATTACCGCTAACGGTGGCCTAACGATTCAAGCCACGGACACGTTTACGTTTGATAGCGTGGCGTTGACCACGGTTCAGACAAGCGGCGAGTCTTTTGCTGACAACGATACGTCGTTGATGACTGCAGCAGCGATCAACGATTTGATTGGTGCTATCGGTGTTACTAGCCTTACTGGTACCGCTGGCGAGGTTGAGGTAAGTGCAGGTACTGGCGATGTCACAATTGGGCTGCCGGACAACGTTACTATCTCGGGCAACCTTACGGTAAACGGCGATACTACCACGGTAAACACTGCTACGCTTTCTGTTGAAGACCCGCTGATTGTTCTTGCTAACGGAAACAACGCTACCGACTCGGTAGACATCGGTTTCTACGGCCTGTACGACACTTCTGGTTCGCAGGACCTTTACGCTGGCCTGTTCCGTGACGCTAACGACAGCGGCAAGTTCAAGCTGTTCGCTGATCTTCAGGCTGAGCCTACCACTACCGTTGATACAGGCGGTGCGGGTTACACGGCGGCTACGCTGGTCGTGGGCACCCTGGAAGGTGCCGTCACTGGTAACGTTACTGGTGATGTTACCGGTAACGCCGATACTGCTACGGCTCTTGAAACGGCTCGCACGATCGGCGGCGTCTCGTTCGACGGTACCGCAAACATTGATCTGCCGGGTGTTAACACCGCCGGTACGCAGGACACGAGCGGTAACGCTGCGACAGCTACCGCCCTTGAGACTGCACGGACGATCAACGGCACGTCGTTCGACGGTACAGCTAACATCACGGTAACGGCTGCTGCTGGCACCCTGACTGGTACTGAGCTGAACTCTTCGGTTGTCACCTCGTCGCTTACCGCTCTTGGTACGATTGCTACGGGCGTGTGGGCTGCGACGGATGTTGCTGTTGCCCACGGTGGTACAGGCGCTTCGACCGCTGCCGGTGCCAAGACCAACCTTGGGTTCATGACTCGTCATGCTGAGACGATTGGCGATAACGCCGCTACGTCTATCGCTGTCACACATAACTTCGGGACCGATGATGTTGTCGTAGAAGTCTACGATGCTACCACAAAAGAAACCGTCATCTGTGACGTTGATCGAACAAGCACGAATGCGGTCACGTTGACGTTCTCTACAGCCCCAGCTACCGACTCTCTCCGAGTTGTTGTCATTGGCTGATAAGATGTCACGGGGAAATACTCGTGGCGCTACTGCGGGTCCAGACGACAGTTGGGATCAGTAGTTACTCCGCCGTGCAGGCGGGAAATACCCGACAGGGGGTGGAACTGGTTGTAGAACTGGTTCCGCCTCTTGTGTTATAATAGAGTTGTGAGCTTTATGGCTGTGCTGTGGAAGGGCGGTTGGTGCCGTGGCTAAAAGTTTTAAGACTGGTCTTACTGCTGACGGTACCGTTTCAGCAACTTCTTTAGAAGTTACCGGTGAGTTTACGCTTCCTACTGCTGACGGTTCTTTAGATCAGGTTTTGGTAACGAATGGTTCTGGTACGGTTACGTGGCAGGATCAGTCTGGCGGCACAACTATTCCTGCGGGTACTGTAGTCATGTATGGTGGCGGTACGGCACCTTCGGGTTGGCTGGTGTGTGACGGGTCGGCGGTTTCTCGCACAACCTATTCTAGCTTGTTTACGGCGATCAGTACCCGTTATGGTACGGGTGATGGTTCTACCACGTTTAATCTGCCTGGAACTTCGGCGCTTGTTCCTGTTGGTATTGCTGCGAGCGGTAACGCTGATGGTACTACGGTTAGTGGTTCTTCTGCGTTGAATGCGTTGGCTTTGGGGGATCAGTCTGCGGATCATGCGCATACGATTACGTCTAACGCAGGTGATCAGTCTGCTGATCATAGCCATACGATTACGTCTAACGCTGGCAACCAGTCTGCGGATCATTCGCATACGATTACGGTTGCTAACGCTAACGCTAACCACCGCCATTCGTGGTCTAAGACCTTTAACACAACGAACCAGAACGCTTCTCACACGCACGGTTATGCGAAGTCGAACGGCAGCAACACAAACGCTAACACGAATAACCAGAATGCGTCGCACTCTCATAACTTCAACTCTGGCACTGTGAACACGAACTATGCGAACGCTGGTCACGCCCATAATGCTAACGCAGGTGATCAGTCTGCTGATCATAGCCATACGATTACGTCGAATGCAGGTAACCAGTCTGCTAATCACAATCATACGATTACGTCAAATGCCGGTAACCAGTCTGCTAACCACAATCACGCATTGACATCTGCAACAGTTTCGACTACGATAAACGTAGAACCGTTCCTGTTTATTATCAAGACCTAAAAGGGATTTATCGTGTCATTTTCAGAACATTCCGAGCACCTTGGTGGAGTAGGTTACTACAACAAGTTGCCTGCTAGAACCATTACACAAGATGGGTCAACGTGGACCATTGACAACACCAAGGGATTGTTTTCTTTCACATCTTTGATTGCTGATGTGGAGCTAGAAGAAGTTGTTGATGCTGATGGTAATACTCATCAGCGTTGTGATGCTGGCACCAATCAGTATGGCCCGAAGGGGTTGCATGTTTGGAACGAAATTACTGAACAATGTAACTGCGGAGCATCCACTGCGGCTGATCCCTTAACAGGCAGTCACCATCTTCTGTTTTATGAACTTACGCATATTAGTTCAGTGTTTGGTTCCCCTGTAGCCGGTGGACAGGTTGTGTATCTTGAGTCGTCAAACGCTACTGCCGAAAGCAATACTGTAGCCGACCGTCATTCTGTATCAGCACGGACGCTACAAGAAATTCTTCGCTTGATGCTAGAATGGGAGATCGTGCGCCAACATTTCGGCTCAACCGAACCCATGGCTAGTACTGCTACTAGAATGCTTGCAGAGCTAGAGATGCCAGATGACGTGCGAGATTGGATTTGGACGAACGTGCCTCCGAACAAAGTCCAGAAGTATTTGCAAGGCGATGCGAATGCCCAGGTAGCAGACGCCCCGCCGGACATTACAGGAACGATTGTAGAAGATTGGCTTGTTCCACTAATTATTGAATCACCCAACATTGGCTTCATGCCAACGGGAAACGGATCGTGAATATAGAGTTTCCGCTAGGGCGGTGGTCAGGCATCGGAATTTACGACGATGTTGTAGACAAGGCCGCATGTCAGAACATTATTGATCTAGTCGAACGTCATTGGAACCGACTAGAAGAAATGCAAGTTCTGAACCCCGGTAAAATGGTCGGTGGGGTGGATCAATCTATCAAAAACTCAACTGACATGAACATCTCTGCCGCAATGGGAGACGAACTGTACTCCATGGGAGGAGGCTGGTCTGAACAAGACATTCACGCCGGACTGGTAAAGTGCGTTAACCATTACGTCAACCAGTACCCAGGGCTAAGCCAGCAGTGCTTCCCATTACAAGACATGGGTTACCAGTTTCAAAAATACGATGTTGGCCACGGCAAGTACGACGAACATATCGACGGTGGGCCGTTCGGCAGTTCATTTGACAGAATGCTGGCTGTCATTGTTTACCTTAACGACGTTGACGAAGGTGGAGAAACTACCTTCACCCGTCAGGAGCTTTCCGTTAAGCCCGTAGCAGGGAGGGTGCTTATTTTTCCGTGTCACTGGCTGTACCCCCACCGTGGTGAGATTTCGTTTGATAAAGACAAGTACATAGTCACCACGTTTATCATGCAGGAAGACATGAATCATTTGGTTCATCGTCCTGATGAGATGCAAGAGCATTTCCACGATCACTTCAATGAAGAGGACCTTCCTAACTACCACGGCCCCGGCCACCATCACGATCACGAGCATGAGTGAAAAAGATTTTAAGTTTCTACAATGGGCAGATCAGGGAGCCAAGCTTTTCTCTACCTGTTCTAAAAGCCAGTACATGGCTATCATTGTTGACTCTGAAGGTTTTGTTCTTGGCGTAGGCTACAACGGTTCTCCTCGGGGCGCTGCTCATTGCAATCAAGGCGCATGTCCTCGTGCTCTTGCAGGAAGCGATCATAAGTCATCTGACTACAGTGACTGCATCGCTGTTCACGCTGAAGCTAATGCGTTGCTCCACAGCGACTTTAACGCCCGTGCCCGCATGGGCGGTGTTGCGATGTATGTGAATGGAGAGCCTTGCCTTGAGTGCGCTAAGCTTATTGCGAACAGCGGCGTCAGGATTGTGTATGGTATTCGGGAAAACCGTCCGGCGCTTTCTAAGGTCGAGGAAGTGTTTGTTGCGTCTAGCATTGATTTGATTCTGTATGATAGGGATGAAGTTATGCCGGTACATGATACAACTAAGAAGTATTTTGATTCGCATTCATTAAGCCGTTGGAAAGAGTGGCCCAAAGTAGGTAAGTCTTGACTTGCTGAGTAAGTATATAAATGGTAGGATATAAACATGCGAAGAAATGAAGAACCATCAAAAAGAGTAGTACTGGCTGAAGGGTACGCTGTACCTGTAGACGAGAAACAGTTTGAAAACATTATTTCAACATCTGCTAAGCCGGTGCTCGTTGACTTTTGGGCAGACTGATGCGGCCCGTGCGCTATGCAGTCTCCGGTGCTTGACGAATTCGCAGCCAAGTACGCTGACGAAATGCAGGTCGTAAAAGTAGAAGTAGACTACGCTCCTCTCTTGATGGAAAGATTTGATATTACCAGCATTCCTACACTAGCTGTATTTGTTGATGGTAAAATAGTAGAGAAGCTCGAAGGCGCTAGGCCGTTAGAGCAGCTTCAGAAAGATTTGGGTTCGTTCTTGAACACGGAAACGAAAGAGATGTAACATGCCTGACTGGTGGGATAGTTTACCTGAAGAAATGCTGGGTGAACGTCCCGCTATTAAGCTGGTTTCTAAACAAGTCGAAACCCCAAAAGAAGTTGAGGTAAAAGAATCAGGACGCAAAGATGAAGGCTTTTTCTCAAAAGTTTACGGATCACCCGAAGTCAAATAAAATGACATACGGCGATCATTTCTTGTTCGCCGCAGGTTTTGCTGTAGAGTTTATTGTGATTGGCTTTATGCTGCTTATCCACGCCGTGTTCCCGTTCTGGTTTAAGAATGATGCGTCAGAGTTTGCCGAGTACGCTAACGAGGTGTTGAACAAGCACTAGTCTTGACGTGCCTATGTGCGTGTGCTAAAATGACGGTATGAATCACTGGCACGCTTTTGGAATCGGTTGCGCTATCGGAATCATTATTCTGATGACGTGGCTGCTCAACACTGACGGGGACTGGGAATGAAGGAGCATCATGGACGATAACACTGTAGTTAAACTTTTAAATGAGATTCGTTATGCTCAGGTAGTGTCTGGAGTTCACGCTGATGCAATATGTGAAGCAATCAAGATCATTTCTGATGCTAACGCTATCTGCATTACAGACGGTTCAGGTAAAGAAATTGCTGTAATTGACGGCGATCTTGCTGATGCAATTATTAAGCAAAGTGTTACCCGTTTCATTACGGATGCTTTAGAGAATCTTATTGAGCATTACAGTGAGTAATACGGCGAGGACAATTGCTGTCGCCACTGCCGAAAAGTCTGATCATGATAAGTGGCGTCTAGGCTCTGTTGTATGGAGAGGCGGTTCTGTGCTTTCCACGGGTTTTAATCGTGTGAAGAACGATCCTTCCGTTGTGGAGGACTCTAAGCATTTCCATTGTTCTATTCATGCTGAAGCGGATGCTTTGCGGAATGCTGGTGATACTCGGGGTGCTAGGTTGTTTGTTGCTCGTGTTACTCGGAGCGGCAATTTGGCGCTTGCTAAGCCTTGTTCTCGTTGCATGGAAGCGATTAGGGAGCATGGAATCAAGAGGGTTTACTACACTGATGAGAATGGTGAGTGGACGTTCTTTAGAGTCTGGCCTTGACACACTGCGCCGAGGCTGGTATAATACCCACAGTCAACGATAAACAAAGGAGATTATGTTGATTACGAAGAAGGCAATTATTCAGGCGGCTACTGAGGTTGCGGAGCGTGCCCCGACGGCCCGTAACCGTTCCTCGAAGATGGTGACGTATCGTCATCCTCGTGGCCTTATCGGTAATGCGCTGCACGCTGCCGGTATGTCGCCCCGTGAGATTCGTTCTCTGCAGGGCAACCGTAAGTACGATCGTTTCCTGAACCCGGCAGCTACCGCTTGGGTCCGTGAGGCGAACAGCCGTGCCAACAAGGGCATGGCGTGGGGCGAGGTTGTCGGTACCACCCGATGATCGTACCGTCGTCTGAGCGACGTTAAATAGGCTTTAGGCTCAGAGCGTTCCCCACTTCGGTGGGGAGGTGGCGTTGAGGCGGGTGGATGGCAGTTCACACCGTAAGACTTTGCCAGTCTTTTCTCTGGAGGCTGTACGGCTTAGCATTATGACCACTACATGCGTACAAGTGTAGTGGACGTGGAGCAGCTAGTCCCACGGCAAGTGTGAAGGGGTCGCCCCCCAACTAGCACCTATCTCCGTTACACTTCGTAACATGTCTGCGTCGATGGCTGACGGCTTGCTGAGTATCAATGTAGAGAAGGTTATTCCGGAAGAGCAGCAGCCGATTGAGATCGAGATCTCGTAAGTAGAATCAGTATATACATGAAGAAGTTTAAGAAGTGGCTACGTAAGCTACGTTACGGCGAAGACCCGTTTGAGGGATATACATTCTCGCAACCGTTCATCGGTTTGATTACTCAGCCTCCCGGCGAGTACGTCAAGCCACTACCAAAGGATAGAAATGACTGATTCAACTATGGATGTCACCGACTTTATCTCTCAAATTGAGGATATGTTGAAGCAGGTTGCGGGCCACACTGTGGTTTCAGCCGCCGATATGCAGAACGGGCTGCTCGATTTGATGCAGTCGGCCCGTTCGCTGACCCTATCGTCGGATGAGGAACTGTAATTTATGAGGCAATTCTTACGTTACTTCTTACGATGGCAGCTATCCACACCTGTGCTGCTGTTGTTTATTGCTGTTTACCCTGGCAACATACTGATGAAGGTAGCGTTAGCTAACCTTTTGGTGTCGTTATTGGACTATTTTTCCCGTAAAAGTATGAGGCAGCAGAGCAATTCAGGGTTCATGAAAGCCCGCCGAGGCGACGATTTCATCCCCTATACGCTCAGAACTTCCATGCGGAACAAGGCTAAGCGGTTTAAATTTACCCGTAAATTCCCTATCGAAAGACGAAAAAAGACATGATTCTAGTCACCGTCATGCTATCGTTGATCGCATCCGCCATCATTGCTAACGTTTGGCTGGTTCGGCAGCTAGAAAAAGACCTCTCAGAATGGAATAGAACCTTCCAAGAGAGGCTTGCTCGGCTGGATGAAACATGGGAACAGATCGAAGAAAAGACCTACTCAATGGACCAAATTTGAGGATTTAACTAGTGGCTAAACGTCGTAAAAATACTAACCATGTTTGTAAAGTTCCGCCCGGAACAGAGTGTGTGGGAGGTAAACTTTACGACAAAGAGAAGAGAAAAGCGAGGCCCCTATGTCCGTGCGGATGCCATCTTCCCCCGGGTACCAAAAAACCAACATGAAGACAATTAAGTTAGAAACAAGACCGTCTCGTCCGGTGTGGAAAGAGCGTACCCTGTGGGGTACGGCGGCGGCAGTATTCATGATTTTAAGCATCAAACCCACGTATAAAGCTCTACGGAGCGGCTACTACCATATGACCGAAACCAGAAATTTCATCAGAACAGTAGGTAACACCCCCCGATGATTTACGAATTCACTGCCGGAGACAACTACTGGTACATAGATACCGACCGCAAATACGTCAAAATTACAGACAAAACCGACGGAACGATCATCAAAGAAACCGACCAGTTAGGGTTGCTAGCCCAAATTGAGGGCGCTAGAATAGCTGCATATGAGGGCACATACGGCCTGATCGGTATCTCGGCCCCCATCGTAGATAACCATTTCTTCATAGAAGACTGCCATACTCGTATCATTTGGCAAGAACCCGAGAAAGCAAACACATGAGTAGTTACTCGCACGAACAGCACCAGCTTACCCTAGACTACGACGCTCACAAACTAGCCCGCTCCACCGACCCAGAAACGTCAAAGGCTGCGGCTCAGTCCATTTCGCTAGAACTAAAAGACAGCCACCGTTGGATTCTCAACTGGCTTACGGATCACGGCCCAGCCACCGACGACGAGATCGCACTCGCAGCAGTAGACGCAGGTCTCATGCCCCGCACCGAGACAGCACGAAGGCAAGTCCGAACCCTACGTGAAAAACACGAACTTATCGTCCCTGCAGTCGATGAAACCACAGGAACCCAGCTCACATTCGTCAACGCCTCCGGCAGACAAGCTCTCGCCTGGACAGCAAAGGAGCATAACCATGCTAAGCATTCATGAACCACACGAACTACCCCTCGAATACGAACCCGACAACGCCATCGTAACCATCAGCCTTAGCCGGGAACAGATGGAAAAGTTTGCTAAAACCGAACTCAAAAGGAACAGTCCAGACTCCGCCACCTACCGCTGGCTACTCACCGAAGCCACCCCCGAAGACCGAGAAAAGATCGAAAAACTCGTACAAGAAGAGATATGGACCCTCCTCACACAAGGACTAAGCGACTTAGACGACCTCCTCTGCGGACTCTACGAAGCCTACGTCCAAGCCCACCTATCCTCAAGAAAGTAAACAACCCACCCCGAATAAACGACCGCTAAACACCTCCACGATACAAAAACCCACCAAAGCACCCATTTACACTATACAGAAACACTCGATATGGACCCTGTAGTAAAAGCATACACACTCGTATTCGGTGCAATCGTCCTCATGATGCTGATAGACCTAACCCTACGAGACCGGTAACCACTTGACACACCCCCCAAACCCAAACTAAACTAACAACCAAAGAGCCTACTAATACTACCCACCAACAGTATAAGAAAGGCCAAAATGCGAAACCCCCTCCACCACCTAACCAAAACCCACACAACCGATACACAACCACACCACCCCCAACCAGACACACAAACACCCCCCAAAAACACCCCAAAACCCCACTGGACC